GTGCGGCTGGTCTGCCCAATCCACTGGCAGGAGGTAAAAGCGTAGCGGCAAGTACAATCAATGGCATTGGTGGAGCAATCAACACCAGTGCGCTTTCGGGGGCAGCAGACGTTGTGACCAGTGGCATCAGTTTGCCAAATTTTACCAAACAGGAGCCTGCACTGGCATCAATTGGCAATTTGTCTGTGCCAGATGTAACTGCCACACTGGCACAGGCCAACAAGTTAGTGGGTCAAGCTGCCAACCAAGTGTCTAATACCTTGGGTGTGGGAAAATTTGGATTGAATGCATCGCAGCTGGAAACAGCTGGGTTGATCAAACCAGGTATTGCACAAAGTTTTTTGGCCAGCGGCACAAACTCTTTGACCAGTGTGCTCAAGAGTCCTACTGTATGGACTGGCAAAGATGGTATAAAAAGTTTGACCAGCCTATTAGACAGTGTGTCAAAACAAGATGCCGTGCAACAGACACTCATGACCGTGGGCAAAAATGCACTGGACCAAGTAGGAATTCCTACCAACAAACTCAATGCTACCGCATTGTCTGGCACGTTGACCAACGCTGCCAAAAGTGTGCCAGACACAGTTAAATGGGCGCAAGGTTTGCCATTGCCCACTGACGTAAAATCAGATCTAAACAAGGTTGCTGGTGCCAGTGCATTTGCAGTGAATTTTACTAATAGCAAGGTTCCAGAAGAATTTAAAGCTCAGGTTGTGCCACCAGTGGCCGCAGACACTGTGGATAGAGATACTTTGAATGCAGCGGCCAGCCGAGTCACTGGCAATTCTAAAATACCTGCAGTGGCATATGACAGCAAGCCGGCCAGAGTAGACATTGTGGAATATGGCGCTGATGTCAATGCAGCCACTAACCTTTCAGTTACTTTGCTGGCCGAATTGCAAAAACTCAACAGAAAAATTGCACCTTCCAACACTATTGCAGAATTTACATCTGCAAAACAACAACTCGAAGCCTTGCAGATTGAAGTTGCTGATAACCAAAATGAACTATTGACTTTGGAAAGCATTGGCAGAGCAGTCAAACAGCAGTACGGAACAAACCCACAGCAAGCATTGATTGACAGGGCCAAAGATCGTATCAAAACTATCTTGCAGTTGATTCAAAATCTCATTGAAGCCATAGATGGCGAATTGACCAAATTGACCACTGAATAAATAATGGCATGAGTACTTTTGTTGGCTTCAACACCATTAACCAATACAAAAAATTTACTTTGGTAGATTTTGAGTTGATCCAGCGCGATCTATTGAATGCTTTCAACATTAGACAAGGTGAATTGCCGGGTCGACCTCAGTACGGCACTGTGATTTGGGACTATGTGTTTGAAAATCAAATCACAGAACTGCAACGCAATATTGAAATAGAAGTGCAACGAGTGTGTGGTGGCGACCCACGAATTCAAGTTTCGCAGATTGCTGTGTTCCCTCAAAACAACGGATTTTTATTGCAACTGCAAGTGGTTGTGAGACCCTCGACCAACGCTGAAATACTCAGTGTGTTTTTTGACCTACAGCAACGCCGAGCCAGCTACGTATAACTAAGCCGTTATTTCAAGTAATAAATACATGATCTAAAGGCACTCAGGCATGGCACAGACAACAAGACAAACAGCAATTTTTGGGGTTGAAGATTGGAAACAAATCTATCAAACCTATCGTGAGGCTGATTTTCAAAGCTATGATTTTGAAACGCTGCGTAAGAGTTTCATAGATTACATTCGCCTTTACTATCCTGAAACTTTCAACGACTTCATTGAATCCAGTGAATTTATTGCTCTCCTGGACGTGATCGCATTCATGGGTCAGGCCCTGGCATTTAGAACTGACCTCAACACCAGAGAAAATTATCTAGACACAGCAGAACGTAGGGATTCTGTGGTGCGTTTGGCCAACCTTGTAAGTTACACAGCCAAACGCAACACTGCTGCTCAAGGTTATCTTAAAGTATTCAACGTGACTACCACAGAAAATGTCATTGATTACAATGGAGTCAATCTCAGCAATGTCACAGTGAACTGGGCTGATCCTACCAACCCAGACTGGCAAGAACAATTCACTGCCATAATCAATGCAGCCATGGTTGACAGCCAACGAGTTGGTCGTCCAGGCAACAGACAAAATATCTTGGGAGTGAGAACCGAAGAATATGCTCTAAACCTTGTGCCAGGGTTTTTGCCAGTGATTCCATACAATGCCACAGTGGACGGCATATCAATGCCATTTGAAGCAGTGACGTCCACCAGTGTGGGGCGTGACTATGTTTATGAACCAGCTCCTAGACCAGACAGCACGTTCAACGTTTTGTATCGCAATGATCAATTGGGTTTTCAATCTGCTAACACAGGATATTTTTTCTTTTTCAAACAAGGTACCCTGCAAAATCAAGATTTCAACTTGGCCGAACGCATTGCTAACCGAACTGTGAATATCAACATTGAGGGCATCAACAACGAAGACCGCTGGCTGTTTCAATTGGACGATGTGGGCAGTATTTCAAGAGAATGGACCTACACTGAAAACATCTATGCTGGGGCCACTGAACAATTGACTGGCTTACGCTCAATATATTCTACAACCAGTCGTGCCAATGATCAAATTACCATGATTTTTGGTGACGGTGTGTTTTCAGAAATTCCTGTGGGTATATTCCGGGCATATGTTAGATCATCCAACGGGTTGCAGTATATTGTCAATCCAGAAGAAATGCAAAACGTGGTTTTGCCCATCAGCTACATTGATCGCAATGGCAATCTACAAACCATTACTTTTACCTGCGGCATAACCAGACCAGTGAGCAATGCTCAAAGTCGAGAAGCCATTGATGCCATCAAACAACGTGCACCAGCTAGATACTACACACAGAATCGCATGGTCAACGGTGAAGACTACAATCTGTTTCCCTTCACACAGTATAACTCCATTATCAAAAGCAAAGCCTTGAATCGAGCCAGTATTGGCACCAGTCGGTATCTTGACTTGGTAGACAACACAGGCAAATACTCGTCTACCAATTCTTTTGGCAGCGACGGCGGCCTATGGCAGCAAGATATTTTGCCAACAATATTGTTTTCTTGGACCAATCGCAACGAAATTTCAAACGTGATAGCCAACCAGGTACAGCCTCAGTTGACTGAAACCACCATGCGGCAATTTTATTATGCAAACTTTCCAAGAAAAGTAATGAACACTTTGGACATTGTTTGCACGGCTACAGCCAATACTTCCAATACCATTACCTGTGCCACTGCTGAATTTTTTGAGTATGCTTATGTTGGCATGCCAATCACTTTCAGTGGGTCAGTGTTTGGAGGCATCACAGCAGGACTGCCTTACTTTGTGATTGGTATCAATTCTGTCAACAGCACTTTTACAATCAGCACAGTGGCCGGCGGCTTATCAATTACTCTCACCACTGCCACAGGATCAATGAATGCAGCGGCCACAGTCAGCACTGGTGGTAGTACCTGGAGTCAAAGCACCACACTGGCCAATGAAACCACAGGCTATTTCAAGAACAATGCAGGCACCCCTATTGCAGTGGGCAGCGAATCTACAACCAATTTTCGTTATGCCATTGTGGGTAGCTTGATAAAATTTGTGCCACCACCTGGTTACTTTTTTGACAAAAACAACAAACTACAATTGGGTATTCCTACCAAAGCAGAAGAACGTGTGGAAATTTGGGCCAGTCCGTTGCGAGTGACCGGCGACGGTATGAATGCCGGGCTTGGCAATCTGACCAATGGTTCAGGTCCAGTGATTCTCAACAACTTCATACCCACTGGTGCCATTGTTGACACAATCATACCATTGTTTGTTACTGACTTGCCACTGTCAATAGAAACTGCCATGAGTGAACAGATAGTGTTGTTCCGCAATTTTGGCCTAGGCTATGACAATGATGGCTCAGTGACAGGCACACCTTACTCTTGGTATTTAATTACATCTACCAATCTTGATCAAGATGCTACCTGGAGTCAGCAATACGCTGGCAACACATCTGGTACAAACTTAGATGCCAGCTGGATCATGCAGTTTGTGGTACAAAATCAAAACTATACCATAACTTTTAGAGGTCTATCCTACAATTTTGGATCAGTACTGCAAACAAGATTTTTCTTCTATGACGGTGCGCAGATTTACGACAGCAGGACAGGCACTGTGATTCGTGACTTTATCAATGTACTGGCCGTGAATACTCAACCCAACAGCAGCGAACCGTTGGAGGGTGACATCTACATGACCATCACAGGACAACCTGTGGAAAGTGACGGCTATGTAGACGATTTTCAAGTGTTGGTTGGTTATCGAGATAGTGACAATGACGGCGTGCCTGACAATCCAGATTTCTTTAATGAAATTGTTGGACCCACTGGCACCACAGGTCCCTACGTATTCTTGCAACAAACCGTGGACTTTGATAACTTGCAACGTTATCTTTTGGTCAACGAAGGCACAGTGATCTACACCTACGGCACACTGGACGAAATTGAACTGGTCAAAACTGAATGGTCACCTGGACAGATATTTTATGCCTACAGTGAAAACGCTTTCTATCAACTAAGTTTGACAGTGACAGGTGTTTTAGAACTTAACTCAGTGACTGGATGGATAGCAAGATCTGGACGCCAAAGTCTGTATTATCAATACAGGCACAACAGTCCATTAACCAGCAGAATTGACCCAGGTACTACCAACATCATTGACCTTTACGTGGTAACTCAGAGCTATTACAATGCATACCAAAATTGGTTGAGAGATACCACAGGCACTGTGATCGAACCTGAGCAACCAACCATTGACGAGTTGACCACTGAGTATCAAAAACTACAAGATTACAAGATGTTGTCAGACAACATCGTGGTGAACTCTGTGACCTTCAAGCCACTGTTTGGTCTCAAGTCAGAGCCAACTCTACGTGCCACCATCAAAGTCATTCGTGCTCAAAATTCCACTGCATCAACATCTGAAATAAAAAGTGCAGTGCTGGCAGAAATGAACAATTATTTTTCCATTGACAAATGGAACTTTGGAGATACTTTTTATTTTTCTGAGCTGGCAGCATATTTGCACAGTCAATTAGGCACTATTATCAGTTCAGTGGTCTTGGTTCCGCTAGATCCACAGAAAAGTTTTGGTGATCTTTATGAAATTCGGTCACAGCCCAACGAAATTTTTGCCAATGCCGCAACCATTGACAACATTGATGTGATAGAAGCATTGACCAGCACTAACCTAAGGACTGCACCAGGCAGCGGAGTAATCTAATGGCACGCACACGGTCTGTAGACTTTCTACCACAAATTTTTCAAACTGATGCCAACAAACAGTTTTTGGCAGCT